GACTATAGAGGTAGAAGTTACTACACCAGATGGTCAACAGATGGCCAGTTTGGAATTAGAAGTCAATACTGAAATGACTATGGAACTAGAATTACCTTCTATTGATATGCCTTCACCTACTCAAGAAGTTCAAGTTGAAGTTGCAGAAGTCAGTGCAGAAATAGAAACGGAGATATCAAATGTGGCCGATGTTGAACCTACCGCCGATCAACCTGTGGAACCTACGGAAAGTGGAACCAATAGCGAAAATCAGACCAGCGAAGGATCAGAATCAACAACTGAAGGAGAATCTGGAAATCAAGAGGGAGAATCCCAAGGAGGTGTAAGTGAAAATAATACATCCGAAGAACCCCAAGAAACTGAAACTGCGAGTGATGGAGAGTCGCAAGAAGAGTCCAGTAGTGATGCTGGGCCCAACAGAGTATCAAACAGTAGAGAGAATTCATCCTCTAACGAGAAAAACTCAAACAATAAGAGTAGTCCGAAAAAAGTCACCCCCAAAAAATCTGCAAAACAAAAGGCCGCAAATAAGATAGTTAAGAAGATGGGGGATAAAGGAAGGTACGATTCTACAAACCAATTGAAAACTCTTGTGATTATGAATGTACTAGGAGAGTCAAAGAAATTTCTAGTACAACCAACAATACCACAACCCACTGGATTTTTTACAGATAAAAAAATGCCAGATGCACAACTGCCAGAGAACAATGCAGCTGCATGGATATTAATGGGTGGAAGTAATCAGTTGCATGACAGATTAACAGGATTGCAATACAAGGAGAAATAAAGTGGCGGAGATAGAAGCAGCAGGAATGAAAATCAAAGGGGGAAAGATATTATTGATACTACCAATTCTAGGTACTCTAGGTGGTGGACTTTGGGCAGGCTTTGAGTTCTATAAGGACTATATGAATATGAGAGAGAAGATAGAATCATATTCTGCACCCGATCTTAGTGGATTTGAAAAGAAACTTGCAGTATTGCATGAAGAAATGAAATCCCTCAAAGAGATGGAGAACATGATAAAACAATCTGCTGATGATGCAAGGGATTATACAAAAGATATCAAGAGGGATTTGAAGGATGAAATGCATCATATGTCTAAACAGGTAGATGACATAGAGAAACGTGGTAAGGAAGCATTTCGCCTGGTGCGTGAGAGTATAGATACCAATGATACTAAAGTTCGTAAATTAGTGACAGATAGTGGAGATCGTTTTGATAAACGTAGAGAACAATTACGGAACGATATGGATGCACTAGAAAAACGAATAAAAGGTGAAATGAAGGAACTACAAACAAAAGTAGATGACAAGATTAAGAAGGCCTTGAATAACCCATTGTCTAAAATGTAACATAAATAATAATATGAGAATAATATTATTTTTATTATTGTTCATATCTCCATCTTTTGCATCTGAAAAGGCAGCTCTTGTTATAGGTGTAGAGGGAAATGTGAATGTAGTAAGAGAGGGAAATAAATTACCTCTCACAAAAAAAGAAGTCTTATACAACAAAGATCAAATTCTAACATCCGAAGAATCTTCAATAGAATTGCAAATGATAGATGGTTCTCTTATTAACTTAGGAGAACTATCTGATTTGTTCATTCAAGAATTGGTTTACGATCCTATTAAAAAAGATGGTTTCATGGACATAGAGATTGCCGTTGGTGCATTTCGTATGGTAAGTGGTTCTATTGCAAAATTAGGCCCAGACTTAATGCAAGTTAAATTACCCAGAGCAACCATAGGTATACGTGGAACTGGTTTGATAGGAAAGGTAGAGGAAGATGGCGATAGTTATGTGATAATGGTGCGTGATCCAGAAGGTAAGATTGGAGAACTTATAATACAGAATACAGTAGGAGTAGTGGTTCTTACAAAACTTAATGAGGGTGTTACTATAATCAGATCAGACGAAAAATTGACCAAGAAAAAATACACAAAGGAATTCGTTTTAGATTTAATCAAACAGGTTCCAAAGATATCCAAAATCCCATTACATCAAAGGCAGTTTGAATCTTTATTCATGTTTAGACCTTGACTTTTTGTTAAAGTTTTGTTACATTGGAGGAAAATATAATAAATACTTTGAAGAAGGATTGTTATGACAAAAACAAAAACAGAATTGTGGAAGAAGGTGAAGAAAATGGATTTAGGAAACCCTGTAATCACCGCCCTCGTTGGGTTGGTGGTTTTTTATATTGGATTGAAAATGTTTAGTGGTGGTATGAAGTCAATGGGTAATATGGATCATCTTTCGTATTTTATCCACAATCCTTATTGGATGTTTCTTGGTGGGATATGTATGACACTATTATGGCAATCATCATCCCTATCCACAACTGCGATAATTGCCCTTGTTGCATCTGGAGCAGTACCACTACCCGCTGCAATTGCGTGTGTACTAGGAGCAAATATTGGAACCACCGGCACCATATGGTTGGCCGGTCTTTTTGTATCTGATGGTATACCGAAAGGTGATACGTTAAGAATTGCAATGGCACATACAGGGGTTAATCTCTTTATGGCATTGACTCTATTACCATTCGTACATCATATTGCGAGATTTTTATCAAGATTCTAAAAAAAAGGGGGTTGACAAACCCCCTTTAATCATGTATAGTGATAACATATGATGATTTAATTGAATAAATAGGTTTGTTATGGATGCAACATTACACACATTAATTGCGACAGGTTGTATGTTTGGCGCATATTTTTGGGGTAAATATTCTGCAAGAGATATTGTACCCAATATTATAGAAAGTACCCTTGATAATCTGGAAAAAGAAGGTTTCATTGAAACCCGAACAGATAAAGATGGGGAAAAGGACATTATAAAAATTTCTGAAATTCGTGCAAAAGTCCTTAGAGATGCGTATACCAAGTAAGTCTATCGCAATACTCAGTCTTATTGCCTTGCCTGCATTTGCAGATGCCCCTTGTGATTATGAAAATAATGACAAGGTTGTTTTTCAAGGCAAAATTCAATCAACAAAATTAATGAAAAAACGTGTTTTTCCGTATATAGATGATACGCAAAAATGTATTGTTAATATACGTGTAAAACTTGAAGATAAAGATAAATGGATACCATCTGTGGGTCAATATACTTTTGGCCCAGATATGTCACAAGATGATGCCTGTGAAAAAGCAGAACATCGTGCAAAGGTTAAGGTATTGAAGGAAAGAGTTCCCTTTTTATTAAGATCGGAAAGGAAACAAAAATGTACCTTGACAAAACCCAAAAGTTCGTGTAGATTTATATACATGAATGTCGTAATGCAAGATTACGGTAAACAGAAAGTGAGGATGTTAAGTTGTGATGACAAAAATTGAAAAATTCCAATGGTTTGTAGGTATCGCTATTATTGCGGCGATGATTGCATTAACTGGTTGTGGTAATACGATCAGTGGTATTGGTAAGGATGTTTCGGATGTAGGTGAAAAAGTCACTAAGTGGCAAAATTCAACATCTGAAACGAAGGAGAAGTCCAATTAATGTTTAAGATATTAATTGGAATTGGACTAGGGGTAATATTAACGGTGTTTTATCCAGATATTATCCCTGTAGTCAAAAATGCATTTCTAGACAGTGGTGCTAGGGATATTGTAGTTGATCATTTGAAGGAGATTAAATAATGGATAGAAAACTACTTATCGGCGTTTCTGCATTGGCACTTACTTTAGGTGCGTGTGCAGATAAACAACCAAAACCGATGGTTGAAACACCTTATATTAAATATAAGACAGAAAAGGTGAAGGCAGAATCTAGTCTGGTTCCTAAGTGGTATAAGGAATTACCAGATAAGAAAGGTTCTATCTTTACGACAGGATCGGCAACTGCCCCCGACTTGCAATTATCAGTAGATATTGCAATTCTTAACGCAAAAACCACTCTTGCAGATCGGATCAATGGTAAACTTGATTCTATGACAAAACAGTTTGTTGCAAAGATTGGTTCTAATGATTTGGATGCATCTGTTCTGACAGAAATCGAAAAGGTTTCCAAGAATGTGATTGCCTCAGTTGATGTTGCTGGGTATAATCCCACCAAAATTGATGTGTTTCCAAGTGGCGTACAATATCGTGCATTTGTACTATTAGAGTATAACGATAAAAACGCATGGAAAATCATTATGAATCGGTTGCGTAAAGATCGCATGATTTATTCCCGACTACGTTCTACAGAGGCGTGGAAAGAACTTGAAACCGAAGTAGATAAGAAGAAGAATGAGGAAGAAGCTCAATCTTTGACTAACATTGAAAAGGTTATCAAGAAAAATCGGGAAGTGACCGTTCAGTGAGGAAACTGGTTCTTAGTGCAATCTGTTGTGTAGGATTAAGTGGGTGTTTGATGCCTTCTGGTATCAATCCCTCACTTGGTTGCACACCAATTCAAGGTTGTACCGCCCAAGATTATTATTTGCCTGGTAAGGGTGTTTGGGCGCCGAAACCTGTTGTAAGTGGTAAGAAGGCAATGATTGGTGCAATAGCTGGAACCGCATTAGGTACATATGCCGGAAGGGGTTCAGATCCCTTTACTATGGCCGCATTTGCAGTTGGTGGTTTAATTCTTGGTCACGAAACAGGAGCTATGTTTGATAAAGTAGACCAAATGTATGCAACCATGTTATTACAGAAATCTCTAATGCATAACAAATCTGGACAATCTAGTACATGGCGAAATCCAGATAAAAATATTAAAGTTACTGCAACCCCATTAACAAATGGGACTTGTAGAGAATTTGTTACAGAGGTTACAGTAGGTAATAATATTAAACAGGTTCGTGGTACTGCTTGTAGAGTAGGAAACGAATGGGAATTGAAGGAAATGTCTCAATGAAAGTAACAGTACGAAACAACAACGTAGATCAGGCTATCAGAGTACTCAAAAAGAAACTTCAAAATGAAGGAGTTTTTAATGAGTTGAGGAAACGAGAATATTACGAATCTAGGGGTGCGAAAGTCCGAAGGAAAAAGGCCGCCGGTAAACGTAGAGCTAAGAAAGCTCAAGAGAAACGAATGAAAGAATTAGGTTTCTAGAAAGAAGGGAATCGTGAAGTTGAAGGAACACGAAAATTTAACAAAAACATTAACACCAAAAAAGGAACACCATCCACTTAGTTGGTGGGTAAAATGGGTTTCTAGTGTTATTCTTGTTTTTGCTATGATTGCAACAACGAATGATTTATATCCTTGGAATATGTTCTTACAATTTCTAGGTGTTGCTGGTTGGTTGTGGGTGTCCATTGTATGGAATGATCGTGCATTGATTGTTATAAATGCGGTTGCCTGTGCAATTTTCATTAATGGTATAGTCATGTGGTTTATTAAATTAGGGGGATAAATATTATTATGGCGAGAAAAAAGAAAATAGAAGTTCAGACAGATAACTCTAATTGGAAGGCGCCCAAGGCTCGTAAGAAACGTAAACCTATGACAGAGGAACAACGTGCCGCCGCAGCTGAACGACTTGCAAAGGCAAGGGAGAAAAGGAAGGAAAAAAATCCAGAATATGGACAAAGTGGGATTCATCCCACCTTACGTGATCTCCCAGATGACAGTCCAATCAGTGTTAAGAAAGTGAAACAGTGGATTAAGACTCAGAGAGATATCATGAGTTCAGAGAAAGCTGCAGAACGTCAAGGTATCAAGGGTGCTCGTAGTCGATGGAAAAACGCAGAGGCATACATTCGAGATATGAACACCTATTTGCGTAATGGTGATTGGGTATCTATGTTCTATGGTGAACATGAACAAAATCGGGTTAAGTATAGATGTATTGCTATGGGTTACGATAAGGATGGTAATCCTAAAAGAGATGTTGGGGTATGGTATCCCGATATTGGAATCTACACACAAGAAATGTTTGACGAGGATAAGGAAATTGAAAATGGTAGAAAAGGAAAGCGGTCAGATAATAAAGGGCCCTTGGAAAGATCTCCCAAAAACCCATCCAAAAATAAGCGAAAAAGAAAAAGAAAGAATACGACTAAGAAATCTAGGTGATGATCTTACTGAACAGGTTATGGTGCAAATGATTCATACTCTACATGAGAATGGATTTGATGTTGATGATGACCAATTTCTTAGGGATACTGGTTTTGTAATAGAGTGTGTGAAAGGTCTAATATATAGAGATCTAGGTGTAGAACATCCAATGTTAAATTTTATGGATGTTGTAACTAAAGATGTTGACACATCAAAGCCTGGTGGTGCATATGAAGGAGAATCATTGGACACGGAAAAATTGAAAAGAATAGAAGAAGTGTTAGATGGTTATGATGATGACGATGACCCCAAAGTTTCATGAACCTTATTCTCCAGCTATAATGGAGACTGAAGTACCTAAAAAGTTTGTCGATATAGTGAATAGTATCGCAGATGAAGTGTTGTCTAATGAAAAGAAGAGTCAACAATGGGACTTCTCACATCGACTTGTGGGCAAGGTCAACAAAGAAATCCAAATTCCAGTAACAGATAAAGAGGATCGTGAGTTTTTGTTTCAAACTATGAAACAGGGATGCCTTGATTATCTTAAATATAACCTTGACAAAAACCGTTCTCATGTTTATACTCATATAGTAGGTAAGAAAGAACCTACTATAGAGAACATACATTTAACTCAATCTTGGGTGGTTAGTCAATATGCTGGGGATTTTAATCCTATACATCACCACACTGCTGATTTTTCTGCAGCCATATATCTCAAAGTTCCCGATGGTATGGTAGATGATTTAGATGACCATGCCCCAGCGAAAGGTATGATTGAATTTGCGTTTGGTGATACGCAAAATTTTAGAAACGATAGTGTTAAATTTAGACCAGAAGTAGGAAAGTTTTTAGTATTTCCTTCATGGTTGAAACATTTTGTATATCCCTTTACCTGTAAAGGTGAAAGAAGAATGATGAGTTTTAACGCAACGATTAGGAAATGATATGAAAGAATTTGTAATGATCCTCTCTATGTGGGGGCAAAACGTAACAGGAACTTGGGAGTACATAGGTAATCAATATGTTTACAATACCCCAATGACACAGGAAGTGTGTGAAGAAAAGATTAGTAGAAAGAATTGGTCAGTACACCAAAATAATGGATACTACAGAATACAATTTGACTGTATGCATCTGTCAAAGGAAAACAAATGATATTAGTTGATATGAATCAGATAAGTCTCGCAAGTATGATGATGCATCTGAATATGAATAAGACCACTAAACCAGATGAAGGTATGGTGCGTCATATGATACTTAATTCTTTGAGAATGTATCGCAGTAGATTTAAACATGATTATGGAGAATTAATTTTATGTTATGACTCCAAACACTATTGGAGGCGTGATTATTTTCCCCAATATAAATGTAATCGAAAAAAATCTAGAGAAGATTCATCTCATGATTGGGATGCAATTTTCGAGTGTTTAAATGCAATCAAACAAGAACTTAAAGATTATTTTCCATATAAACATTTGGAAGTTCATGGTGCAGAAGCTGACGATATCATAGCTGCACTATGTCTAGAATTAGAGTTTGATAATGGTGAGACTCTAATACTTTCTGGTGATAAGGATTTCATACAACTGCACAAATATGGGAATGTGACTCAATATAGTCCGATTACCAAGAAGTTTGTTAACGGTGAAGATCCAGTACAATACCTAAAGGAACACATTTTAAAGGGTGATTCTAGTGATGGTATACCTAATGTGTTATCACCAGACCACACCTTTACGGATGGATTACGTCAACGTCCGTTAGGTAAGAAAAAAATAGATAAATTCTTAGTCGAAGGATTTCCAACTACAGAGGTTGAAAGGAATTTTCAAAGGAACGAAAAACTTATAGACCTCACAAAGAGTCCAGAGGATATCTACATAGAATGTCTAAAGGCTTATCAAGATGCACCAGAAGGTGACCGTAGTAAACTACTAAATTACTTTATAGAAAAGAGGTTAAAAGACCTCACTGATTCAATAGGAGAATTTTAATATGCCCGATAATTATGTACCGTTATTTCATGAGATTTTAGATCAAGTGGGAAAGGCGAAAACAAAGGATAAGAAAGTTTCTATCCTTAAACAAAACAATAGTGATGCGTTGAGAATGGTTATTAAATCATCATTTGATCCTGTAATTGTATGGGATTTACCCGAAGGGACTCCACCTTATGAGAAAAATGAGGCACCAGAGGGTACAGAACATACTATGTTGATACAAGAGGCGAGGAAATTGTATCATTTCATTAAGGGTGCAAATAACCTAGAACGCAATAAGAGAGAACAAATGTTTGTTCAAATGCTTGAAGGGTTGCATAGTGGGGAAGCCGAGGTTCTTGTTTCTGCAAAGGATAAGAAACTCCACCAGAAATATAAAGGTCTATCTGCAAATGTGGTAAAAGAGGCCTTTAATTGGTCTGATGATTTTAAAATGGATGACCAACACGTATATCATGCGGAGCCTGGGCCTGCAAACGGATAGTGACATATTTGCAACACTCTAAAAAATAAATAATATTAATGTCGATTTCGCTTGACTATTTGGTAGGCCTGCCCTATACTATAGTAGTAAGGTGAAAAGAAGATGTTTAATTTTTTATTGTTTATTTCAGTTTGGTTTTGTGCCTGTTATTGGGCGTTTACTACTTGGTAAGAAAGGAAACCAATGCTTTTAGAGATTAAAGGTTCTACTAAGAAAGTCAGAAAACTCGTTGAGATCGCTGCATGGAATTATGCAGAGAGATTGATGGGTAAAAGACTTATGAAAACCCTCTATATCAAGATAGACTTGACAAGGACTCTCCTTAAAAAAGATGGTATTGAGGGTGCGTGTATTTGGGATACTTGGGATGATTTGAGAAAAACTCCTAGAGATTTCCATATTGAGTTAGATACTACAATCAACCTTAGAGATATTCTAATCAACCTTGCCCATGAGATGGTTCATGTGAAACAGTGGGTAAAGGGTGAGATGTATGAATACGCTGATCCCAATAAAGTTAGGTGGATGAAGAAAAAGTACGACATGGAAGAAATGAACTACTATGATTATCCTTGGGAGATTGATGCGTTTGGTCGCCAGTTAGGACTGTTCGTAAGAATGTGTGAAGAAACTGGTAATGTTAATGATGAAATGATGGAGAATGTATAATGAGTATGAGTGACCCACTAATTGTTATGAATCAAGATTCTGAGGCCACTGGTCAGATACTTATACCTCATGGTTCAACTGTAACCAAAGATGAGTATGACCCTAAAAAGAATCTTCATACTACCATGTTTAATTTTTGGGATGAACTTAACACTGAGATGCAACATTGTTTATACGAAATTAATTATAATAATTATGAAGTTACATCTTTCATAAAAGATAGAAATTTTGAATGGATGGAACTCGTAACTGAAAAATTAGAAGGTTATGATGAAATGAAGGAGAATGTGTAATGAGTAAAACAAAAGATTGGTTGATGGACATGGAAGAGAAATTCTGGTCAGAAGCAAACGAAGTTATTGGTGGTTGTGAATGTGTATCAGAATTTGTTGAGGTAATGATGAAGTCACCGAATGTAGGTGGTGCATTTGCATTATCAAGTGCAGATGAATTAGAATCAGAACTGACCGAATGTTGGAATGAGTTTTGGTCAAAGTACTTGTAACATCTGTATTATTAATCGGAATATCTACTTCTGTTTTATCTAAAGATTTTAAGACAGAAGTATATTATCCCGAAACCCAAAATAAACCCTATCCCACTATAGTAATATCTCATGGTTCGGCAGGGGTGAAACCTTACTTATATGAATGGATAAATAAATTTAATCGGTGGGGATTCGCAACTGTTCTTGTAGATCATTTTAGTAACAGGGGTGGTTTGTTTAGAGGCAGAAAAGGTGCATTGGTTAGAAAATTTGATGTTGACCCTGTATTTAAAGAATTAAATAAGAATCCAAAAATAGACAAGAATAGAATAAGTGTTATAGGGTTTTCAGCTGGTGAAAGTTTTGTACGTAATTCTATAAAATATAAAAAGGTTAAATCTGCCGTATTAATCTATCCTTCAGCATTTGCTTGTTATGTACCACACAAAAGAATAAAAATACCACTATTAATTATGCATGGGACAAAAGATATAACTTTACCTTGTTGGAGAAAGTTATCATACCCAAATCATAGAATTTATCGTGATGCATATCATGGATTTGATATTCCTAGATTCAAAACACTATTCTGTAAAAAGGTACACAAGAAATTTAAGGAATTGTGTTTTAAATATGATGTGAATGTTCACCAACAGAGTATAGAAGATACTCGTATGTTTTTAATGGAGAATGCTAAATGACAATACTAGAAACAATCCTGGCAGGGCTCTTTATCTTAACCCCAGCCTATGCAGATACAAAAGATGATATGGCATTACAAAAGAAATTAGATGCACAATGCCTTGCATTAAATATGTATCATGAGGCAAGAAATCAAGGTAGTGCTGGTTTACTTGCAGTATCCTCTGTTGTTCTGAACAGAGTGAAAGATAAAAGATTTCCCAATAATATTTGTGAGGTTATAGAACAGGGCCCTACTAGAGAGTCATGGAAAACTAAACAAACGCCTGATCCTACGGATGCGGTGTTTTATCCTATTAGGAATAAATGTCAGTTCAGTTGGTATTGCGATGGTAAGAGCGATGTACCTAAACAGGAAAAAACTTATAAAAGGTTATTGACAATTGCAAACTCAATAGTGTATAATAAGTTTGATTTTGTTGATATAACAGATGGTGCATTATTTTATCATGCAGATTATGTAACACCATCATGGGCAAAAACTAAAATCAAAACGGTAGAAATACAGGATCATATTTTTTATAGATGGGAAGTTAAATGACATTTGATGAGTATCAAGTAAAGGCAAAACAAACTGCAATTTATGACCATCCAGTAATATATCCAACATTAGGTTTATGTGGGGAATCTGGAGAGGTCGCAGAAAAGGTTAAGAAACATTTAAGGGATGGAACAT